CTCTTCGTGTTGAACATTCATTCTAATGGAGGTACTCATGACTAGAACTCGTACGGAGGGCGAAGATGGGCCTCGGAAAGATCTCTTAGGTTCATTAATACGAACTTCTGAGAAAACCGGGGTTACAACAACGCCTATTTACTCATCTTTGTATACACCATCTAAGAAAACGATGGTAGATGAGATTCATCCGCACTGGCACTCAGGCCAGGGGGGTCCTATGAGCATGCGTGAGTACGCCGTCGCTTTTTCAGACGCGAGCGCCCGTTCCGGGTACTACATTTCAGGGTATCCACGTGGTGAAGAGTATAACTGTCTTCGCCGATGTGCTACCTATGGGAGTAGTGGTCTTCCACCGGATAATTTTGAGGATTGCGAAGACTTGGGTCCAACTGCATGGAATAAATTCCGTCCAGCCAAACCTAAAGTTTCGCTCGGCCAATTTCTGGCTGAGCTTCGTGATTTCCCAAAATTATTTCAAGTGAAGCTGAGGAAGTTTAAAGACCTTGGTTCAGGTTATTTAAACGCTCAGTTCGGATGGCGGCCTTTCCTGTCTGACATTCGTCGTTCAGTTCAAACGTTTAAACGTTTGGACGACCATTTAGCCCGTCTTAAGAAAAACAACGGAAAATGGTTGAAACGAGGCGGCACTCTCTTTGAGACCAATGAATCGAATAAGACTGCAATTTCTGCGCCGGTTTATCTGGCACCAAGGAATTACACTTATGATCACATTGGCGTGCGGACTGTTACAACTTACAGTCGTGCATGGTTCAAAGGGAGCTTCAGGTATCACATACCTGGTCTCCAAGAAAACGAATGGGGTTCATTCCGCTCATTTCGTAGGCTTTATGGGCTCGAGTTAACGCCCAGCTTGGTCTACGAGTTGACACCATGGTCTTGGCTTTTTGATTGGGTTTCGAACACAGGAGACGTTATAGAAAATCTCCAGGCTGTTCAGTTTGATAACATGGCTGCTCAAAGAGCATATGTCATGTTAAAAACAGAAACAAAATCGGAAGTCGAGGTTTCTTTCAGAGCGCGTTTTACTTTGGATGGTAATCAAAGTTATACCTCCCATTGTTCACGCAGCAACGAAAGTCATATTACCAAGTGTCGTGCGGAAGCCAGTCCTTTCGGCTTCAACATGAATTGGGACGATTTCAATCCGTTCCAACTTTCCATCCTAACAGCGTTGGGAATTCAGTACTTCTCACGCTGAGAACATATTAACCTTTAGGAGGTCGCTATGTCGTTAGCTACGCCACAAGAGGTCACTGTGAATGCAGTGGCCACCGATCTTCACAGAATTGAGGATGACAAAACTTCCTCGTTGTATTCCAGTGAAGACGGTGCACTAACTTTGAAAGTTAGTCACCAAGCATCCAAGGGACGTTCCCGTAGGATGGTTCGACTCGACAACACCATTGTTGCTGCCGATCCTTTAACAGCTGAAAACAGCTATCAAAAGGCCGGCGTCTACTTGGTTATCGATGAACCTCAGTTCGGTTTCGATGATTCCGAGCTCGAGGATCTTGTCGACGGGTTGAAGGCCTGGCTCACTTCTGCCAATATCTTGGCATTGTGCGCCTCACGCCATTAAAACAGCGTGAAAACACTGGGCTGTGGA